TGCTCTAACTAGCGCCTTCCTGGGCGGCGTGTGTTTGGCCGCGCTGGGTTATTGGATGGCGGCGCTCTTTGTCGCCCTGGGCGTGGGGTAGTTAGCTGGCGTGGCGAGTGCCCGGCCCGTGGCGAGTGTTACGGGCCGGTGACTGCTCAGTCTGCTTGTCTTGAGGGTGTGCAACAAGCGTTCGAACCCCCCGGCTTCACATGGCCTGGGGGTTCTCTTGTTTTGTTCACGCCCCGGCCCCGGCGTGGCGAGTGCAGGACCGTGGCGAGTGCCAGGGTGGCTAGCCAGCCAGCCAGCCAGCCAGCCAGCCAGCCAGCCAGCCAGGGTGTGGCTAGGGGAACGTGTAAATGGGCGCGCCCCCGTATCGGTGCGCGCGTTCTGCCCCTGCGCGCGAGGCGATATGGATCAAAGCGGGTCCGTCCGGGGCGATAGGCTCAAGGTAAACCCCCAAGCGGTATCGCTGGCATAGCGCCAGGGCGCGCATCGCGCGCGCCATGGTCCGGACGAATAAGACGCGTGTTTGGGGGCGCATGACTAATCCCCCCGCTCAGACAGTACGTAAACGCACGCGTCCAGAAGGCGGTATCTATCGTAAACCACCCACGCCTCGATGCCGTCCGGCGGTACTATTTCTGGCCCGTGTGGGTGGCACAGGGGTTGCGGGTTATCCCAGATTACGCGCGCAATTCGCGCGTGGCCGTCAACCGTTGCGTCGTGGTACGTAATTGTGCGGTTCATTCCTCTGCCTCCGCTTCATAAACCGGAACATAAACTGTTGGGTAAAAATCAACCCAATAAAACCCCCCGCCGGGATGCTGGCCGGGCGCGCGCACATTGAAGTCATCCGGCGTGGCGAGAGGTATGGCTTCAGCCAGGCGTTCCAGGTCAGGCATGCCGACGTGTTTGGAATAACAGTCGCCGAAGCTGCCAGGCTCTATGCCTATGACCTTTAGATCGCCCCCGCACTCTTGCAATCGTTCGAGCATCTCCGCCTTGGACGCGGCCCAATAAACGTGAGCCTCTTTATCGATGCGCGTTCCGTCGCTCCAATCCGTGTAGTAGTAGCCCGCGTTGCGGTTTATCGTGGTCATGGTCTAACCCTCCTCTTGTGCCGCATTAGTGCAGCGGGCGAGGCACGCGCGCGCGTGGCGCGTGCCCTCTGGCGCTGAACTAACCCTCCTTTCGTGCCACGTTAAATGCTGGCCGTTGAATGAGTGACTTCGCGCCCGTCGACCTCAACCAGGCAAACAACAACATCATACCCGCGTTTGGCCTTGAAGGCCTGTTGCGCCAATGTTTGCGCGCGATACGTCGTTTCGGCGAGTATCACGATCTTCTTTCCGCGATACATGCAAAGATATTTATTCACGGTCTAACCCTCCGATGCTGCGTTAGTGCAGCGAGGAAGGCACGCGCGCGCGTGGCGCGTGCCCTCTGGCGCTGAACTAACCCCGGAGAAAATCAATCAACTCTCCGTCGCCAGGAAAATCATCCCGGCGCGCGGCAAACACGGAAACACGCGCGCCGCTTCTTTGGATCATGTCCACGCGATCCGCCACGCTGGCTTGTTCCCAATATTGCGTGGCTTCGGTGTGTTCCAATTCGCTGAAGTGCTCGTCGTCATAAACGGGATAATCTGACAGCGCGCACAATATCTCACCTGCCGCTTGCAGAACTGCCTCCGGCGCGTCACGCTTAACGATAATGTATTCGACCCATCCGCACACCCAATGGTGCGCGCGAAAATCATAAACCGATGCTTCCTCCCGGTCCGGTCCGTCATGTTCTTTGGCGAGTGCAACCAGGTCGCGGAGGATGCACTCATAATTAGAGCGCGTGAGTGCATCACTGTCCCTCGTTTGCGCCGCGATGCAATAATCTCCGTCTGGCGAGTGTCCGCCGTAGTACTCTGGGTGTTTCCAGACATGCTCTTCGAGATGTTCAATAGCGTCCACGTTTCAATCCTCCCTTAACCGCGCGCCATGGCGCGGACTATGTCTTCAATAACCCCGTCAATTGAGATTGATTGCCCGGTATTGGTGCGCGCCCATACACTGTGACCGTACCAATCACGCGCGACCTTCTCGCCCCGCTTTTCAAGCTCAATGGCAAGCCAAACAGACACGCTGTAATGTTCGAACACCTCGCGTTCATGCGGGTCTATCCCTTGGTCCTCGCACAACTCTTGCGCGTCTTCGTAGTGTATTTCGCGTGCGTCGTCGCATTGATAGTTGCGCCATACACCGCCTTCGTATGCCCATCCAGCCTCTTCGGCGGCGCTCCCATAGTCCAGAACGCCATACGTCAACTCTTGCGCCTCTTCGTCGCCTTTCGACGCCATGGCTTCAACAAGCGCCGACAGGTTCGAAAAAATTTCATTACGAACCAGATTGTTCGCCTTCTGATGAATGCCCAAGTTCATTGCTCAACCCTCCAAAGTCACAAACATAACGATGCAATCGCCATGGGGCCTAAACTCCATCGCGTCGCCGATATCGCACCAAGTGCCGCGAACACCTGCCATACCCACGGCCCGCTTTGCCGCGCGGCGCAAGGCCATGATGGATTTAGTTTCTGGGTGATCTATGGTCGCGCGCTTGATCCAAGCGTAATTTGCCTCGCCACCAAACGTATCAGTCAATTCAACGCGGTATTTCATATCGTGTCCCTCCTATTAAACCGAATAATTCTGCGTGGCTTTGAGCACCTCGTTCCAATCGTCTGTGTCGAGTAGCGTCTCTCCTTCCTCTGTCTGGACAGAGTAGCGCTGCCATGACGGGCACTCGCGCATGTCTTTGTCTTCGCGGTCTACAAACACGCGCAAGCCATCAGGTGTTTCCCATGACGGACAAGCGTCGTTCGCGTAATGCGCGGGCGTCCACTCACGCGGAATTTCTGGCATCGTTTCGCCGCGAAAATGCGGGAAAAATTTATGAAGCGTCATATCATGTCCCTCCTATTCATGCCGCTAATGCAGCGTGGAAGGGGCGCAACGCGCGCCCCCTGTGGCGCTGAATTAGAAAGCCCAAGTAGCCTCGCAAATATCAATCTCATATGGAAAGCCCATAGCAATCACAGCCTGTTCGGCCTCCTCGCGCGTGGCGAAAGCCGTCGCCCTTTTGTGATATGAATGGCCCTTAGCCTTCAAATAGGCGCGCACAGCTTTCTTGCGGCGCACTAATTCTTTACCTATTGCAACCCGCTCTTTGAATGTTTTTGCCGCGCTAAGCTCTTTCGTCATATGCACTTCTAACATGTAGAAAATATCGCTTTGCATGTTTCCAACCTCCTCGGTCACTGCGACCATGACCATAATATAAGCCATTGTTGCGATAACCGCAACAACTAAAACGCACCCATCGCAACAAAATCATGCGACAAAACAACGCACCCATTGCGATAAAATCAAGGTATCATGCGGAACATGGAAAAACGGAATAGGGCCGAATCGGCCATATCAGCCATTGCTAATGGCGCGCCCCTCAAAACCGCGCTTTCTGATGCTGGCCTTACTGCCAGTGAGTTTGCTCATGTTCTCCAGGGTGCTCGTGATCTGGCGGTCTCGTATGCAAGAGCGACTGAAATCCGCGCGGATTTAATGGCTGACGAGGTGATCACAATCGCCGATTGCGAGGTGACTGATCCCCAAAGAGCGCGCAACCAAATGCAAGCCAGGCAATGGCTTGCCAGCAAGCAACACAGCCGCCGCTATGGCGACAGGATCGATCTAAATGTCAGTCAGACCCTTGACGTATCCGTGACGCTTGCCGAAGCGCGAGCCAGGTTACAGCGACCAGTAAGCGACCAGCAAATCATTGAGCACGAAGAAACCCTAGCTATTCCGCCAAAAATTGCCTCAAAGCCTAGCGACTAACAATCACTCGCCCTTTTTCTGCCGGGGGCAAAAACGCGAAGGGGGGAGGGGGGACGGGGGCACCCCAGGAAATTCGCGGCCGGCGAGTTATGTGGGGTCCCTACGCGGCCAAAATTTTTTATTGTAAAATCTGGGAAGCAGTTGTTACGGTTAACAGGAGAGAGGAATGTTCCAAGTTGAATTTATCCGAGACGGGGAAGTCCAGACCGTGGGCTATCCGTTCGAAGACTCAGCCTACCTGGCGGCTACCGGCCTATGGCTCGACCCCCTTGTGACCAGCATCCTTGTGAAGGATTGCAACGACCCGCTGGCTCCGGTGGTGGTCGAAAGTTTCAGTCGTGCCTAAGCAGCAACCGGTTTACGACGCCCAAGGCGAACAATCACTGATGGTGGACCTCTGGTCACCTCAGATCCATTCATCGCCCCTTAATTTCGCCCTCTACGCTTATCCTTGGGGTAAGACCAACACCCCTCTGGAAAACATGAAAGGCCCGCGCGGCTGGCAGCGCGAAACGATGCAGGAGATTGAGCGGCACATCAAAGCCAACGATCTTCGCAGGGCCAACAAAGCCCTCATGGAAATGTGGCGCAGCGCCGATGCCTCCGGTCGCGGTATCGGCAAATCGGCGCTTGTGGCGATGTTGTGCGATTGGTTTCGAAGCACGCGCCTGGGTGCGACAACCATTGTGACCGCCAACACCGAGCAGCAGTTACGCTCCAGGACGATGGCCGAACTTGGGAAGTGGACCTCAATGGCGATCAACTCCCATTGGTGGGAGGTTAACGCGATGTCCATTCGCCCCGCAGAGTGGTTCGGCGAGGCGGTCAAACGCGATCTGAAAATTGACCTTGGTTACTGGTACACCGCCGCGCAGCTATGGTCCGCCGAATCACCGGACGCTTTCGCCGGTATCCATAACCACGCTGGCGTGATGTTGATCTTCGACGAAGCATCAGGCATCCCCCGCCCTATCTGGACGGTTTCTGAGGGCTTCTTCACCGAGCCAATCCCTGACCGCTACTGGTTCGTGTTCTCGAACCCGCGCCGTAACTCAGGGCCGTTCTTTGAGTGCTTCCACAAGGACCGCAATTTCTGGCGGTGTCGGAACATCGACAGCCGGACCGTGGAAGGAACGGACATCGGGACGTTCAACAAGATCATCGCGCAGTACGGGGATGACAGCGATGAAGCCCGCG